AAGTCTATCGTGAGAAGCTGGAGCAAGGGGTTATCTTTGCTAAATATAGCTTGGTGAGTATGGAGTCCAAACGTACTAAGCCCTCAGCTAAAGTTGCAGCAGCTACGGCAGCAGTACCTGATTGGTTAAATGTTGCCTTTGCAGAGCCCGCCATCCGAGTACGTCGTCCTGAAATTAATGCTGCTGCTCAACGGATTGATGCAGAACTTAATGCTATACGTCAACGTCAAGAAGTAGCAGAAATGCTTCGTAATGGAGCTATGCAAGCCCAGCCTGTAGTTGCTGCTGGAATTGTGGATCGTGGTTTGTGGGGTATGGCCCCTAATGCAGTTCGTGTTAATGTAGAAGGAGAGTTTTAATATGTCTAAATATATTACTTGACATTCTTGTGGTTTTCCTGTATAATGTTATGTGTGGTTAAATTATTTAATAGGAGTTATCACACATGAAAAGAGATTTAAATAAGATTCTTTCTTATACAGTACAGGAAAAAGATTGTCTAGTCTGGACTAGATGTTTTAATACTGATGGGTATCCTAGGGCGGCTATAGATGGGCACTTTAATGGTAAGGTTCATCGTATAGTATATGAGTTAGTTACTGGTGAGGATATTACAGGTCTTGTTGTAAGACATACTTGTGATAATCCTAGATGTATTAACCCAGATCATTTGCTAAAGGGTACCCCTATAGATAATGTAAACGATAGAGACTCACGACAAAGAAATGGATGGGCTAAGATAACCCATGATGAAGTGAGGGCTATTAGAGAGCTGTATAAAACAGGGAAGTTTACACAAGCAAAGCTTGGCAATATGTTTAACTTAAGTCCTAGTACCATAAGTAGTTTGGTACGAGGCCGCCACTGGCGTCACGTCGTTTAATCGACATTGGAGATATATTATCTGCGGACTCGTTGCAATTATTACTAAAAACAATCATGGCTTTACTAAGGAACAAGTAGATGCCTTTGATAATCTCCTGTTTATTGATGCCCTGCGTGGCATGGACTCTACTGGTGTGTTTGTCGTGGACAAAGATGGTAGTATGGACTTGGCTAAGGAAGCTACAGCTTCTTATGACTATCGCCAAGAGGAGGCATATAAAGACCTATGCAAGAAGGCTTTCCAAACAGGACGGGCTATGGTGGGCCATAATCGTGCAGCTACCAAAGGGGCCATCACTGATGCTAATGCACATCCTTTTGTGGTAGATGATCGCATCACCTTGTGCCATAATGGTACACTATGGGGCGATTGGTCTAAGCTCACAGATGCTAAGGTTGATGTGGATAGCAATGCCATTGCCCATAAAATCCATGAGTGTGATGATGATGTTGAGAAAGCATTGCAGCAAGTTAACGGAGCATATGCCCTCATTTGGCATGACTTCAAGAACAACACACTCAACTTTGTCCGTAACAACCAGCGTCCCCTTCATTATGTAGAGACAACTAATGGATGGATTTGGGCATCTGAGGCTAACATGATTGAGTGGATTCTTGCACGACACTCATTCAAAGCACAGTCTAAGGTGGAGATGCTTAATGCTGGTACTCTTGTTACTTATGACTTCACCAACAACTCTTGGAAGCTAGATCATAAAGATATTGAGTTGGAGGCTCCTAAGCCTGCTGTTGTTACACAACATACAACATACCCCAATCATCCATATGCTAATGGCTACAGCTACTCAGGAGGTCGTTACATGGACGCTCAATGGGAAGCAGAGGATGATGACGGCGTAGTATTTGGTGGTAAGCCTGTGTGTGAGATTCCACAACATATGTCAGGTATGCAGCGTAAGCTGGCTGACTCTATGGAACAGAACACTCGCATTGAACGTGCTAAGATGACTGGCCGCACTATCTCCAATGAGAATCGTTTGGCTGCTCAATATAAGTTTGACATTCCCTCGATTACATTTGCAGAAAACTCTGAAAAGGTTGCCTCAGATAATGATTGGGTGTTGGCTACTTGTATTGACTCTGATACTGTCAAGCCTAGCGATGGTACTTATGGCTACTTCATCTATGCCAAGCTGCACAAAGACCCCAACTATATGGTCAAGTGCTTTCTTCCTCCTTCGACAAGTGAAATGGATATTCTAGACTGGTGTCTCAATGGTCAGGAAATTGAGTTCCATGTCATCAGTCGTCAATGGCGTGCTTACAATGACGCTGCACACGGTCAGGGTTTTGCTATGCTCAACTGTGACCTATATCGTTCCCCCCTATCCGCTTTGGATAAAAAACTTGAGGCTCTACTCTAATGGCTAAACTCGTTCTCGTTCCCCATAACATGGGTTCTCGTTCTGCTAAAGAACTTGCTATTGCACTCTCCCACAAGCTGGGCTATAAGGTGTATCGTGTTGCCCCTCAACGTGTCCGTGGTCGGTCATCCTTTCAGTTGCAAGGTGGCACAGACAAACTTACGCAATTAAATCTTTTTACTCAACACAATGTTACATGCCCTGAATACACTACCAATCGTGATGTGGCTGCTGGTTGGATTACTGCTGATAATTCTACTGTCGTATGTCGTACATTGCTACGTTCGTCGGAAGGCAAAGGAATTGTTGTCGCAGATAGTGTGGAGCAGTTGGTCCGCGCCCCTCTTTATACCAAGTACGTCCCAAAGAAGGCAGAGTACCGAGTGCATGTCCTCGATGGAGAAGTCATCGGAGTCCAAATGAAAAAGAAACGGAAAGGATTTGAAGATGAACGTAATACTAAGATTCGTAATCTTGCTAATGGTTATGTCTTTTGCCGTGAAGGTATTGTGGAACCCGCTGGCTTGCGTGACTTGGCGACAAAGGCAACGAATGCTCTTGGTTATCGTCTTGGTGCCGTGGACATTGCCCACAACGTGAAGAAAGAAAAACTTGTCTGTCTCGAAGTTAATGCCTGCCCCGGAATGCAGGGACAAACTCTTGAGGACTACTCCGATTGTATCTCCTTTGACCACATTGTGAAGGGAATTCGATAATGCGTTGCTATTGCTGCCAGCGTTTGCTGAATGATTTTGAGTCTACTCGTAAGAGTAAAACTACTGGAGAGTATCTAGATATGTGTAATGCATGTGTTGCATCTGTCTCAGATCAACTAGAGGTAATTGATCGCACTGACTTTAACGAAGGAGATGTTCCAGACGAGGAGATTGAATTTGACGACACGTTTGCAGACGATAACAATCTTTATGGAGATGATAATGAATAATGTCCAAATTCTTACATCATGAGCAGTGTCCTAGATGTGCTGCTAACGGCTCTGATCGCAGGGGGAATAATCTTGGCGTGTGGGCTGATGGCGCTTGCTATTGCTTCTCGTGTGGTTACAGAGTTGGAGCAACTTACCGACAATTAAAACTTTTAAATGAGGAGAATGTAAATGATAAAGAAAAAGCTGTGCTCCCTCGTGATTTCTCAAGAGATATTCCAGCAGAATATTGGCAATGGCTCCTCCAGTATTCCATCCCCTATTCCTACTGGCAAACCTATTGCGGCTATTCTGAGAAAGACAAGCGACTTGTATTCACTGTCGGCAATCCCACAATGTTCTCCATCGGCAGGAGTCTCGATAAGTCTGTGGGAACAAGTAAATGGAAGGTCTATGGAGATAAATCTTCTTACGTTGAAGTCATCAACGACAAAATATCTGGACAAGTTGTTCTCGTTGAAGACCTTATATCCGCCCACAAAATTGGACTAGCAGGATTCACTGCGATTCCTTTGTTTGGTACCAGTATAGGAGATATACACATTAAAAAGCTACAAGCTCTAAAACGCCCTGTAAGCCTCTGGTTGGATGCTGACCAGTACTCGCTACTAGCTCGTAAGATCGGACGCCTACAGAGCCTTGTAGGGGCCTCTGTGAGGCATATAACAACTAGACTGGACCCCAAGGGCTACTCCTCCATAGAAATTAAGGAAATATTGACATGATACGAATTCCTGCACAACATAATGTGGAAAATCCACCCGGCGTGGCCCATCCAACCAATCAAGACAAGCCACTTAGCTATATGATTGACGATTACAAGCGCTGTGCTAAAGAAGAAGTAGGCCCTGATCTTTTTGTAGGTGATGTAGGTGAAGACTGCATGATCGAGTGTGGTGGATGCCAGTCACATTACCTTACAAAAGAGAGTAGTTGCCCTGTCTGTAACAAGCCTTTTATATATCCAGAAGGAGCATCATGGTAGAAGTAACATGGACGTTTACAAAAACTTACACAAAAGAGGAATGGGACACATTGCCAGTTAGTGAAAGTAATGACCTAATTAAGATAGGTTACCTACAAATAATGGATGAATGGGAGAATTCTGTAGGTTTTGACGATCTCTCTCTCTCCTGCTCTATTGACAAGTAACAGAATTTATGTTAAACTAGAATATATATTATATAATATATATATTAAATAAATATATATATATATATATAGAGAATAATATCAACAAAGATATTATTCTCTTATATAACAAATAAATTACTTTGTTGTAATTTATTTGTATAGGAATTAAACTTTTTAATTGGAGAGAAATTATCTACTTACCAGAGAGAGACTTACTTGTACTACTACTGAGTAAGGAATCATTTAACAACTACTACCAATACCTAGACCAAGGATACTTGCGAGACAACTACAAAGAACTGTCTCACCTATACACTGCTTTGAAAGAATGTCATTCTCTTATTGAGACTGACTTATCCCTTGAAAGTTTCCAAGCATTCTTCTTTAGCAGATTCCCAGACCTAGACAAAGAGATTTATCTCTCCTTGTTTAAAACGCTCCAGGACACGAAAATAGATGCTGGTATGGGGGTAGCCTTACTCAAGCAAATTAAACAGCGTAGACAGGCTCTAATCCTGTCTGAGGCCTACTTTAAATACTCAAATGGAAACCTAACTCGTGAACAACTCAAATCAGTCCTTGATGATACTCGCACAGAGAGCACAGAAACGGCAGAAGAATTTGAATTCGTCACTACTTCACTATCATCAATCATCGAAGACATATTCCAAAAACCTGGACTACGATGGCGCTTGGATGCGCTTAACAAATCTCTTGGAAGTCTCCGCAAGGGCAACTTCGGATTTATCTTTGCAAGACCAGAGGCCGGAAAAACTACCTTCCTAATCTCCGAAGTTAGTTATATGATGCAGCACCTACGGGATGAAGATGGGTCGGTCATCTGGTTTAATAACGAACAAGTTGGTGCTGAGGTTATGCTGCGTATGTACCAAGGATACTTTGGTTTACGTCTTGAGCAAGTTAGAGCCAACCCAAAGAAGTATGAGCAAGAGTTTATAGAGCAGACAAAAGGAAGATTCCTCCTAGTAGATAATGCTGCTATTGACAAAGGATATGTAGAGCGAGTAGTTAAAAGATTTAATCCAAGTTTGATTGTAATAGATCAGATTGATAAGGTTAAAGGGTTTGCAGCAGACCGTGAAGACCTACGACTCGGAGCCATCTACATATGGGCACGAGAGTTGGCTAAACAATACTGCCCTGTTATTGGTGTTTGTCAAGCGGATGGTTCGGGTGAAGGTCAGAAGTGGCTCACCATGGATAATGTCTCTAGTGCAAAGACTAGCAAGCAGGCAGAAGCAGATTGGATTTTAGGCATAGGTACTGTCCATCAAGAAGGGATGCAGTTTATTCGCTATTTGAATATTAGCAAGAACAAACTCCTTGGAGACACGGACACTATTCCCCGCCTGCGACATGCTCGATTAGAAGTGTTAATCGAGCCTGAGATTGGCCGATACAAGGATTTAATAAAGTATGAATGACCACAGTAACATTTGATGTAGAGACTAAAATTGTAGCAAAAGGAAATCCGTTCACGGCGAGTGGCAAGTTGATTTCCTACTCTATTAAACCCGATGACAAAGACGTGTCTTTCAACTACCATACAAGCATTGACTTCTTGACTGAACTGCGAGCATACATGCAGCAGGCTAAGTTGCTTGTAGGTTTTAATTTGAAATTCGATCTATCTTGGGCAGCACGACATGGCATATATCCACCAGACCGCATTAGGGTTTGGGATTGCCAGCTTGCAGAGTTCATCCTAACAGGACAGAAAGGAAGCTACCCGTCACTAGACGAGTGTTGCGCCAAGTACAATCTAGGAACTAAGGATGACAAGATTGCTGAGTATTGGAAGATGGGCATTTGTACAGAGTTTATTCCTAAAGAGGAACTAGAGTTCTACAACAACTTAGATGTAGACCTAACGTATAAACTCTATCTTGCTCAGAAAGCTGTGATGACAGAGGCACAGTTAAAACTTTTAATGGTGGCAGGACTCGATCTACTCGTCCTTGCTGAGATGGAACAGAATGGAGTTAAATTTGACACTAAGCTCTGCACTACTAAAGCCGAGGAAACCAAAGAGCGCCTCGAAGCACTCACAAAAGAGCTACTTGCTTATTCCCCTACTCCCGATATTAATCTTGATAGTGGGCAGCATCTGTCTTGTCTACTCTATGGTGGGAAGTTTGAAATAGATTATGTCACACAAGAGACTGCCTACTATAAAGGAAACTCGAAGGCAACTGGGGCAAAGAAAGGCGATGCTTATGAAAAGTCCGTACATACGCTTATTGTCTTTGACTGTCCAAGCCTATTTACTCCACTCCCTAAAAGTGAAACGAAACTCAAGAAAAAACTTACATCTGGTGAAGAAATAACAATTTATGTTACAAACGAAGACACCCTCAAACAACTCAAGTGCAAAGGACAGTACCAGCGCAAGTTGGTACAACTCCTCCTTGAACGGGCAGAGCTTGCCAAGCTACTTGACACCTACTATTCTGCCCTACCTACTCTATTAGAAGAAATGGAATGGGGTGATGTGCTTCACCCAACTTATAACCAGTGCGTAGCAAGAACTGGACGACTATCGAGCAGCCGCCCTAACGCACAAAACTTTTCAAAAGATGTAGATGAACTTTTGATAAGTGCTTATGAATAGCCATATCAACTTAGGAGTATAATATGGAAGATGTCAAACAGCTATATGAAACAACAGAATTAACCATTGCGCAGATTGCGAAAGAATGTAATATTCCTTTTTATCATGTATATAAATATATTAAGGCTAATTATTCTGTAGAGTATAGAGCTAATAGAAAATCCCTTTGCTATAGAAATAGCAAACTAGGTGAAAAGAATCCTATGCTAGGAAACTTTCTTGAGAATCATCCAAGATACTTGGGAGAAATTTCAGATAACAAAGGTTACCTAATGAAGATAAAGCCTAGTTGGTATACAGGACGAAAGAAAAGTATCCATGTGTTTGTGCACCACTTGGTTATATGTGAGTCTCTAGGAATCACAGAAATTCCTACAGGATATTGTGTACATCATAAAGATCATAATCCATTAAATAATTTAATTGGTAATCTTCAGTTGATGACTTTATCAGACCATACAAAACTTCATTTACAGGAACGAAATGCCACTGGTTAATGTAGATGTAAAGAGCCTTGAAAACGTTGTGGCTGCTGAGTTGTCTCAGGACAAAGTAATGATGCAGGAAATTAGAGAGAAGCAAGACCTACATGCTAATAATCAAAAGGCATTTGGTTTGCCTAGTAGGTTGGTAGCTAAGGTGTTGGTCTTCCGTATTCTTTATGGTGGTGGGGCATATTCATTTGCCAACGACTCAGACTTCACTGCAACATCTACATCAGTTAAGTATTGGGAGAAAGCAATTGAAGCTTTCTATGACAAATATAAAGGAGTAAAGGTTTGGCATGAGCAACTTATTCAGACTGCCCAACGAGAAGGTCGTCTTGTCATTCCCAGTGGACGACACTTCCCGATTTCGCCAATGGTTAATAAATGGAACGGAGGTATGGACTGGCCCATCACAGTCATTAAGAATTATCCTGTCCAAGGGTTTGGAGCCGACTTGGTTATGCTTGCACGACTCGAAGCTAGGAAACGACTTAGAGCTTCTGGACTTGAGTATAAACTCATATCTACGATACATGATTCCATTGTCGCGGACTGTCCCAGCCATGCTGTTCGGGATGTTGGCAGGATTCTTTATGACTCGATAGAGGCTGTTCCAGCTCTGTGTAAAAGAGTGTTTGGATATGACTTTAGCCTCCCTCTTACAAGTGAAGTACAATATGGTCCAAATAAAAAAGAGATGAAAGATTTAGTGTTGACATAATCCTCTGGGATATGTTATAATATTATATAGAGACAAATAATTCTCTAAGTTAAATAATTTAATAGGAAAATAAATTGAAAATTAAGATTTTGGATGTTACTGTCGAGAACATCGTCAAAGGCAAGAGCCGTTATTCTAAAGCTGCTGTAACCTACACCTACAATGGTGAGGCACGGACGCAAAACATTATGAGCTTTACTAATCCAGCTATTTTTAAAGCTGTGCAGGAAAAGGTTGGTCAGGAAGTTGAAATCACCATCACCAAGAATGCAGCAGGATACAACGAGTGGGCCTCTTTGGATGACATTGGTTCGCCAGCGTCAGTACCGACGCCTCAAGGCGCTCCGACTCCTAGCTCGGCTGCACCCACACCCACACGAGTCACTGGCTCAAATTACGAGACACCCACAGAGCGTGCCCAGAAACAAGTTTACATTGTCAAACAGTCTTCTATCTCGGCTGCTCTCTCCCTTGCATCCGCTAATAAAGAAAAGATTACGAAAGAAGAAGTGGTTGCCACAGCACAGTTCTTTGTAGACTATGTATTTGACACAGACACTTCTATGGACTCTCTTAAATCTGACGAACTGTAATTGACTAAGCTACTCATTGATGGTGACTTGTTTGCATTTAGGTGTGCAGCAAGTGCCGAAAATGATAGCGAACATATTGCTTGTGCCCGTATGGAAACGTTGCTTGACACTTGCCTGACAGAAACAAAGTCAGATGAATTCGCAATGTTCCTAACGGGACCAACCAACTTTCGTTATCAAGTCTACCCTGAATATAAGGCCACACGGGTAGATAAATATCGGCCTAAGTATTTGAATGTTTGTAAAGACTATCTTCGAGATGTATATGATGCTGTAACATCTGACAACTGCGAAGCTGATGACCTCATGGCTATTGCCCAATCTTCACAACGAGACACCATTATATGTTCTCTTGACAAAGATATGTTGCAGGTTCCCGGTCGGCATTATTCATGGGCTATTGAAGGTGGGCCACTTAATAAACGATGGTTTAAAGAAGCAAAGCTACAGGAAATATCTCCTATCGAAGGACTTCGTAAATTCTATTATCAAATGATTGTTGGAGATAGTTCGGATAACATTAAAGGTGTAGATGGTATGGGGCCTGTAACAGCTAATAAGCTGCTGGCAGGGCTAGACACTGAGGAAGAAATGTTTGACGCTGTACGGGCTGCCTATGGCCTTGATGAGGCTATGCTTATGAATGGACAAGTCCTTTGGCTACAGCGCAATCCAGGAGAGATATGGAGGATGCCATTTGAGGGAGAAATACAATGATGGAATTTGGACCCCTGCTAGGTTTAACTCTTTTGTTACCAGCATTCTGCGTTCTGGTAGCCGCCGTTGGCCTCCTAAGTATCAAGTGCTTAATGAAGCCAAAACCGAAAAAGCTATCAATGCTAAATCCGGCAGACTGGCCCAACATTATAGATGCAATGGATGTGGAAAAGAGTTCCCCGCGAAAGATGTACAAGTTGACCACATCACCCCGATTGGATATGACAAAAGTTGGGATGACTGGATCAATGGATTATTCTGTGAACGGGAGAATCTTCAAGTCCTATGCAAGCCTTGCCACAAAGAAAAAACACAACTAGAAAAGAAAAAGAAATAAATGCTAATTGAAGTTGAGTCCAAGGACTCGGATGGAAACATTGCCTTCCACGGCAAACTTAATAAAACAGAAGTATCCTTTGTTCTAAACGTTGGAATCAATTACCTGTTGGCTAATGGGGCTATGCCATTGTTTACAGGTAAGGATGATGAAGAACTTGGTATTGTAGCTGCAACCCCTAAGATGGCACAATGACATGGCTAAAACACATTTGTGCTCCCAGACTGTCAAGTTAGGGCTGGTGATGACACTACTTTTCTTCATGCCACTGGTAACTACTTGGTTCGCAAACAACCAGATGTGGTGGTATGCATTGGGGATTTTGCTGACCTTCCTAGTCTTAGTAGTTATGATATTGGCAAGCGCTCCTTTGAAGGACGACGATACGCAACAGACATCCGTGCCACTAAAGAGGCAATGTCGGCACTATTAGAGTCAATTAAAATATTTAATGAGCGTGCTAAAAAGAATAAAGAAAAACAGTACCGCCCTCGAATGGTTATGTGTCTTGGCAATCACGAGAATCGCATTAACCGCGCAGTCAATGATGACCCGAAGTTGGATGGCGTACTCTCAGTAGATGACCTTCAATACAAAGAAGCTGGTTGGGAAGTCCATCCTTTCCTTGACGTGGTTATTGTGGACGGCATTGCGTACAGTCATTACTTTGTCACCGGTGTTGCTGGTCGTCCAGCTAGTAGTGCACAAGCTCAATTGAGAAAGACAAACATGAGTTGTATTGCAGGACACCAGCAGTCATTACAGATTGCTACTAGCACTAAAGCAGACGGAACTCTCCTAACTTCTGTAATTGCAGGGAGCTTCTATGAGCATGATGAAGACTATCTAGGTCCGCAAGGAAACAAACATTGGCGTGGATGCCTTATGCTGCATGATGTTGACAATGGAGCATTCGATCTTATGAACATTAAACTAGACTGGTTAAAGAAGAAATATGCTTAACGAAAAAGATATACAAGACTATCATAATGCTCACTTTCCACAGCCTAAAGCAGATGATACACAGCATGGTGGCAGCCACTATAAAAAGCTGGACCCTGAACCATGGAACGTTATTACTGCATGGAACTTAGGCTATCTAGATGGTACTGCCCTTAAGTACATTGCCCGATGGCGAGACAAGAATGGAATTGAGGACTTGCGTAAGGCAATTCACTTTCTGCAAAAGACAATTGAAGTACATCAAGGAATTCTTAAGTGAAATTTAACGAATACGAACAAGAAATTAAGAAGTTTGCCATCTATCCTGAAGCAGGTACAGGTGGTACATTGGCAATGGCTTATACAGCCCTAGGCCTTGTGGGAGAAGCTGGTGAATACTCTGAGAAAATTAAAAAGCATATTCGTGATGGAGTGCTGGATAAACGCTTGGCTATTAAAGAACTTGGTGATGTGCTTTGGTATCTCACTGCTTCTGCTAATGAGTTGGGATATTCCCTTACTGATGTGGCAGAAATTAATCTTGTCAAGCTTAGTGACCGCAGCAATCGTGGGGTTCTTTCTGGCTCTGGAGATGCTCGATGAAGATTAAAAATAAAGATACCATCTATGCAGTGATGCGTAAGGATGGAGACAAGGGACAAGATGTTGTCTGTTGCTTTGCTGGTAGCCTAGTAGGTGCAGAGGACTTGTGTGGTGAGTATGAGCAGGCTTGGATTGACAGTGGAGGGGGCGATGAAGCACATTATTATGTTGTGTCAAACACGTTCTATGATCGTTGAATAAACTAGAACTAATCGAAGAACTACAGCAGGTAGACGAAGTAGCCTTGCTAGAGCTGCTAGATATTTCTACGCAGGATTTGATTGATGCTTTCCTAGATCGTATCTCAGAAAACCAAAGTAAACTGATTAAGTATATTTGTGACAATTAAACCAGCACGTACTCACTTTGATAAAGAGAAGGATGAAGAGCGTATCCGATTCCTTCGTCGTGAGCAACAAGAACAAGAGGCTAAGAGGAGCCTACAAGATTTCCTTCGTCATAAAGAGGAAGATGATGACCATGGAGAGGGTGATGCTCCCACTAATTCGCTTTCGTGATATGCTTGCTAATTATAAAGCACAGATGGATGAAGACATGGATGAACTAATTAATGCTGCTGAAATTGTAGGAGCTAGGCCCAACTACCTTACAGTAGATGAACATGGGTTCTACCATGTCCAAGCCTCTGGAACTATAGACCAAGTGCTTGATGCACTAGAAAAACAACTAGAAAAACTAACCCGCATTAGGGCACAAAAAGAACGATGAGTCGATTTAAAACACAATTTGCAGAAAACATTTTCCGTCAAAAATATGCACAAGGACCAAATGATACATGGGACAACCTCTCTGAACGTGTCGTTGAAGACGTTTGTGGACCCCGTAATGGGACCTCTCTTATGTCTGACTCTGAGCGCACCGAGCTTATCGGACATATTAAGCACATGCGATTCCTCCCTGGAGGACGCTATCTTTATTACGCCGGGCGTCCTTACAAAGCCTATAACAATTGCTACCTATTACGGGCTGAAGAAGACACCCGAGAAGAATGGAGCAACGTAACATGGCGGGCTATGTCCTGCCTAATGACTGGGGGTGGTATTGGCATTGACTATAGCAAACTGCGGCCAGAGGGCAAAGCTCTTACGAGAACTGGTGGAACTGCGAGCGGTCCTATCCCTCTCATGTCAGCGATTAACGAGATTGGAAGAAATGTCATGCAAGGCGGAAGCAGGCGATCTGCAATCTATGCGTCGCTTAACTGGAAGCATGAAGACATTCCTAAATTCTTGGGAATTAAAAATTGGGATGGAGCAACTAAACTAGCCAAAGAGGCCAACTTTAATGCAGCAGCCCCACTTGATATGACAAACATTAGTGTCAATTATGATACTGAGAGTTTGGGTGGATACACTAACGTAAAGGGTATTGTACTGGAAAACAGTTTGCATGAGAATGAGGTGTTTAAACAAAACGTTCGTCAAGCAATGGAAACTGGTGAGCCTGGCTTTAGCTTTAACTTCTTTGAGAAAGAAAATGAAACCCTTCGCAATGCATGTACTGAGGTCACAAGCGAGGACGACTCTGATGTCTGCAATCTTGGTTCCATCAACCTTGGTAATATTTCTAGCTTGGATGAATTCAAGTCTGTGGTTAGCCTTGCTAGTAAGTTTCTTGTATGTGGTACTCTCCGTGCTGATCTCCCCTATGATAAAGTATACAAGGTGCGAGAAAAAAATCGACGACTCGGATTGGGTCTTATGGGCATCCATGAGTGGCTGCTCCAACGAGGTAGTAACTACGAAGTAACAAAGGAGCTACGTCAATGGCTACAGGTATACAAAGATGAGAGTGAGCGAGCAGCTAACGAGCACTGCGATAGATTCTTTATTAGCCGCCCAGTCGCTTATCGGGCTATTGCTCCAACAGGCACCATTGGAATTCTCGCAAGCACAACAACAGGGATTGAACCACTATTTGCAGTTGCTTATAAACG